TACGAGAAAGCCGCAGTAAAGGAGCAGAGCACGCGCCGCGGCGTCGTCACGACGAAGACCGGCGATGCTCCTGTTCCGGTCATCGGTCGCTCGCAGCGGTCGCAATCCGCGACGACCGGGAAGCCGGATACATTCTATCGCGAGCAACTCGGCGGAGAAACGCTGGTGCTCACGAATGGCGAGACCTACGAGGAGCACGTCAGCCAGCGCCCTTCCGCGAGCTGGCAGGGCTTCGTCGATTTCCTCTCGAACACCGTCTGCTTCCCGACCGGCCTTCCGCCGTCCGTCTTCCTCCAGATGAAGGTTGGCGGCGCCGATACTCGCCGCGATCTTGCCGCAGCTCAGCGCGTCGTTTCGTGCTGGCAGCAGGACATCGAGGCCGGGCTGCAACTCATTTTCGAGTACGTCATCGAGTCCGACGCGCGCACGCAACTTCCGACCGACTGGCGCTCTGTCTCGTGGCAGTACCCGCGCGCGATCACCGTCGACGCCGGCCGGCAGTCGCAGGCCGACCGTGAGGACGTGCGGACTGGCGCGATGACGCTGGCGGAATACTGCGGGCAATACGGCATGAGCGAGCGTGAGCATGTTGCGCAACTCGTGGCCGAGATGCTCGCTATCAACCCGACGCTCACCGAGCAGCAGGCGCGCGAGGCTGTGCAACGACGCCTCTACGGCGCGGACTCCGTGCCGGCCATCGCGCTCCCCTCCTCCGATGGCGCAAGCGCCGCGACTGCCGACGTGCAGGCAACCGCGCTCAACGGCGCGCAGGTCGCCGCCCTCGTGGAGATCGCCCTCAAGGTCGCAACCGGCGAGCTGCCGCGCGACTCCGCCAAGGCCATCGCCCGCGCCGCGTTCCCGCTCGTATCCGAGGAACTGATCGACGCCATTTTCGAGAGCATCATCCCGAAGCCGCCGGCTGAGGAGCAGCCGTCAGAAGAGCAACAAGCCGCCGCATGAAAACGTGGTTCGACATCAAGGCCGCCGCCGGCGGCGAGAAGCAAACCGAGGTTATGATCTTCGACGAGATCGGCCTTTGGGGCGTCACCGCGAAGGACTTCGCGACCGCCCTGAAAGCGATTCCCGAGGACCACGCCATCACCGTCCGCATCAACTCGCCCGGCGGGTCGGTGTTCGATGGTTACGCGATCTTCAACGCGCTGAAGGCGCGCTCGGCGCAGATCACGACCAAGATCGAAGGGCTCGCCGCCTCGATGGCTTCGGTCATCGCGCTCGCCGGCAGCAAGGTGACCGCCGCGGCGAACTCGATCGTGATGATTCACAACCCTTGGTCCGGAGTCTCTGGCGACTCCGACGACCTGCGGAAGATGGCCGACCTCCTCGACAAGCTCACCGGGCAACTCGTCGGCATCTACGCCGCGAAGACCGGACTTCCAGAGGCTGACGTGCGCGCCGCGATGGACGCTGAGACGTGGTTCACCGGAGCCGAGGCGAAGGAGTGGGGGCTTGTGGATGAGGTAACGGACGAGATCCAGGTTGCCGCCTCCTTTGACACTTCCCGCTTCCGCAACGCGCCGAAGTCTCTGGCACCCGCTGCGAAGGCCGAGCCGCAGCCGCAGGACGCCGCCCAGCTTTCCGCCATCACCGCCGAGCGCGACGAACTCAAGGCCAAGCTCGAAACCATGGAGACGCAGGCCGCGCACAGCTCCGAGCAGATCGCCGCGCTGAAGGTCGAGAGCGACCAGCGCGCCTCCGCCATCGACGCCGAAAAAGCCGCGCACGCGCTGACCAAGGCGCAGCTCGACGAATCCCGCGCCGAGCTTCTCCGCCGCGACGCCGAGATCGCCGTCGGGTCCGCCATCGCTTCCGGCCGCCTCGCAGAGACAGCGCGCGCCGACTTCGTATCCAGATACGTGAAGAACGCGGACGACACGAAGGCCATACTCGCCGCGCTGCCTGTCGCTCGTGGCAACGCCCCGGTGCCGCCGGAGGCGAAGGACGAGAACGTCACCGATGCCGCGATCCTCGCCGAGTATCGGACACTCAAGGGCAAATCCCGCGACGCATTTTTCGCGAAGCACACGGACGCCATCTGGCGCGCCGCATCCGCTTCTTAATCACAACCGACAGCAACAGCAAATACTACAATGCCTAACACAATCGACGCCGATCTTCTGATCGACACCCTCTCGGGCGAAAAAGCTATCGCCTTCCTCGCCAACCGACTCGCGCCGCTCGGCGCTTTCTCGACCGACTTCTCGAACGACATCGTCCCCGCGACCAAGTCGCTTCAGATCGTCAAGGTCACGGCCGGCAGCACCACGCTGAAAAACCCGACCGCCTTCAACGCCGGCGAATCCACCACGAGCAACATCGCCGTGACGGTCGATGCGTATTCGCAGCCCTTCCACATCACCTCGAAGGAGCTTAATCAGCGGATGCGCCTCGAAAATCTCGCCGAGGCCAATCTGAACGAGCTGGCCCTCACGATCTCGAAGGTCTGGACCGCTCTCGTCCTCGTCGGCACGTTCACGAACACCGCCGTGACCGTCGCGCAAGCGAGCTTCGACGCTGCCAACGCCAAGAAACTTCTCGGCTCCGTGATGAAGTGCGCGCAGAAGTCGCTCATCCTCGACGGCGTCGCGTTCGCGCAGCTCGCCCCGAGCGACAAGAACGCCTTCCAGCTCGGCGAGACTGGCGCTTACGGGTTCCAGGGTATCCACTGCCAGACCGACTGGACCGGCGCCACCGCCAACGTGTACGGCTTCGCCGCCGGCAAGCAGGCTTTCGCGATGTACGCCGGCATCCCGCTGATGGATCCGGGCGTCGCCGCAAAACTCGACGGTCAGAAGATCATGGAGATCCCCGGCCTCGGGCTCTCAGTCCAGGTCAATACCTGGGTCGACGTGAACACCCGCGCTCGCTGGGCGTCTTACGACCTCGCGTTCGGCGCTGCCGTCGCCGAGGCCACCGCGCTCACGGTCGTGAAGTCCCAGTAATGCGACCATGAAATCGAGCTATCAGATCCACGTTGGCGGAACGGCTGTCGCGTTTCCGCCTAGCTCAGCGACTATCGCTCTTTTCAGAAACACGTCTGCGGTTTCGATAGATGTCACCGTGGCGTCCACAACCGAAACCGTCGCAGCTGGCGGGACGCTCCTTGTTTCGCTGACTGCCTACACGTCGGAGGTGTCATGCGTCCGTACCGACGCCGGCCCTGCGCTCGTTGATGTCACCCTGACGTATGGGTTCGATGAAGAGACGATTTCGATCCTCCAGGAGGTGCGAGCCGTGGGAAAGACCGGCGGCAAGCTCGGCTTCCTTGGCGCGACTCCGATAGTCCGGCGCGTCGGCGCTGCTGGTGCAGCTGTCGGAGCACCGACCTACGCAGCGCCAGAAGCTGGTGATTTGAACACCGGTGACCTTGGCAGTGACACGGTAATTGCGAGCCTTCGCACGCAGTTGATCGCGCTCGCAGCCGACGTGGCGACGCATCGCACGCTCGTCAACGAACTGCGCGAGACTATCGTCGCGTTTGGCCTCCACAAGGGCGCCGCCTGATCACTAAACAAAGCCGCCCGCAGCAATGCGCGGCGGCTCCATGAAGCAATCTCCAATGAGCACCGCACAACAGACAGCACTCGCCGAAGGGTTCACCGCCCTGCTCGAAGTCGCTGGCGTGGCGTGCGTCTTCGGGACCAAAACGGTTCAGGGCGTGCTCGGCCAACTGAAGCCGGACGACTCTCGACTTCTCGGGGCGCCGGATCGTTCCGCCCTGCTGTGCGTGCTCACGTCTGCACTGACGGCGCAGTCAATCGCTCCGAAGCGCGGAGGCGTCGTCACGGTTGACGGCGTATCCTTCACAGTCGCACGGCGGCCAGACCTACAACCGTCAGGCATCACCGAGATCATCGTCGCTCCTACGGCATGATCTCAATCGAGACAAGCCTCGCGAAATTCAACGAGCAGCTATCTCGTTACATGCAGCTATCGAAGAAGCTGCCTGGAGATATTCTGGAGAAGAAGGGCCGCGATCTTGGCATCAAACTTTTCGAGGGTTTCCGCGAGCACCAGTTCGGAGGTAATCCGAAGCGGAAGGGGATTGCGGCTGAAGA